TTAGTAATTGTTTCGCAATTCTTACGGGTCTTATATCACTATTTGTTTTATTCCAAATAATTTTATCTTTAAATTTTTGCTCTAACTCTGGAGTTAAATCATTAAAAGTTTTATCTACTACAACATAATCAAAATCTAGTTCTTCCAGATGTTTTGTAAATCCAACAAAAGTAAAGATTTTCATAATTATTTCTCAAGTTCATGACAAATTAAAATATTGCTAATTCGTTATAAGATCAATTAGATCAAGTGATATACATTATATGATATATAAGTTATGAGTTTATTTTTACTACAATTTAAGTATATAAACATATGAGCATTACATATACATCAATCAGCGAATTATTAGCGTCGCCATTTCAGCGTTTAACATCAAGTATGTGGAATACTGCATCACTTCTTTTAATTCAATTGTATGAAACTGGCGGAAATGCAGTAACATCAATATTAAAAAATGGAAATTTAACAATTCCAGGTTCAATAAATGCTAGTTCTGGATTTTTCTATGATGAAATTTATATAGCTGGACAACCGGTACTTACAGAGTTAGATCCAATTTATATTGCTGGATTTATTGCTACTGCAAATCAACAAATAAATTCAATATTATATTCAAATGAACAGTTATATTACTCAATTATCAAATTACCTAATCAAATTAGTAATACACTTACACAAAATTTTGATAACTTTTATGAGTCATTTTATATTTTGATAAATTCAATTTCTAAAAGATTAGGTCTTTCATTACAAAGTGCAATTTATGTTATTGCGAATTCTATAGAATATGTACTTGACTATGTATATTTAGCTACAGTTGGTTTAGCAAATACAATAAATAAATTAGGTTTGTATTTATCACCGCCGACTATTGAAGGTCTTCAACTTGATGTTTCTACAACTCCAAGTCCACTTTATTCAGGTCCTTCGATAGAAACTGTAAGGATAATTTTACAAAATCTCAGTAATTATATTGTTTATATTGGAAGTCAATTATATAATAATTTCCCAATTCTTCCAAATGATAGTTTAGAAATTCATGTGAATAATCCTTCAAATGTTTATGTATGGGCAACTGGAAAAGCTAAAGTTTATGCATTATTTGAAGTTATTAGTTCCTAATTATGAAATTAGGTGATTTTATGGATTATAAAGATTATTTTTGTAAACTGGAATGTTGCTATTGGCATGAATTTGATTTAGCATATGGAAAATTAGATGTTAAAGATAGAACAATTACAATTATTGGAAACGATTGTGGAAGTTCAGCTTTATATTTTTTGTTAAAAGGTGCTAAAAAAGTAATTGGATATGAAAAGAGTGATAAGCTTAATAAGAGATTTAAAGAAAAAGTTTGTAAAGAATTCAATATTTGTGACAAAGTTGAGATAAATGGAGAATGGTCTGGAAAAGAATATCCAAATACTGACGTTCTAATTATGGATTGTGAAGGATGCGAAAAAAATCTAGATTTTTCTCAATTGCTAAAATATAAGCAATATTGTATTGCTATTCATGACTGGACTGAAAAACGCTTTGAGTTAATGAAAAAATTATACGGTACAATTTTGACTTTTATTACTGACGATAATAGAGAATTTGTATTTTGTAAAATATAATTAGGCACATTATGAGGTCAAATTTAGAACTTTTTATTTTAGGATTAAGACCGAATATGTGCAAACTCAAAATTATAAACTTGAAAGTTGTGGAAACAATTTTAAATCATAAATTTGGAATTAAGCACATTGATTATTTATAATTTTTGCATTTCCAGAAATATATACTCCTCCAGAATTCTGTTTACAAATTAAATTTTCTATTACTGCATTATCATATAAATATATTCCAGCAACATTATCTTTTACATATAGAGTATTTATATATGCATTATTATATAAAAAAATACCTCCATTTTCAGTTCCTATATTAATTGTATTTGCTGAGGTATAATCAGTGAAACGCATTCCGTCATTATCAGTTTCTATATTTACTGAATTTATATATGAATAATTATATAACAATATTCCTCCAAAATTTATTTTAATTACTAAGTTTGCAATTGAACCGTAACTAATAATAAGTTCTGAAGTTTGATATATTAGGAAGTTTTTAATATAAGTATTTGAGGAAATAGTAATGCTATATTTTAAATTTCCAATTAATACATTCAGAAATGTATTTTGTTTACTCAATAAATTACTAAATTTATGACCTGTACAACTAAGAAGAAAATAAGTATTATAGTTGAAAGTTAGTAACTGATTTACCGCATAAATTAAATTTGAAAATTGTGAAGATTTGACAATTTGATCATGTTGAACGTGATTTAGTTGTGATTTTAGTTTAATATTGGATTCATTCGCTAATTCTACAATTGCATCAATAAGTTTATTAAATTCATCTGCAGTGAGCGGAATTCCTTTTTGTGCATGTAGAAGTGGAGTAAATTCATATGGTTGAAAGTTCTGATAAAAATCAGAAAATTCAATAATTGCGGGATATATATATCCTAAATACGGAAATGTCGCTATAAAATTCACGTATTTGAAAACGCTATAAGTTAGATATAAGTCGTTTATTATTTCGTTCCATAAGGAAGAAGAAATTAATGAATATTTAGTTACTGGAGATAATAAATTAGCAATTTGATAAATTGATTTGCATGGAAATGATGGTTGTGGTATTGGCGAGACAGACACTGAGCTAGACATTTTTTCATCACCGTGTGCTTAGTTCAATAATTTGCACTGTTGTTCACGTGATTAGTATTATTGTTTTTTGTGGCTGAGAATTTGAAGGCATTACGTCATTTGGAGGATAAGCTCTTAATCTCATCCAATTATATGCAGTTTGCCATTGATAACTAGAATTTACACTACCAATTATACCTAAATATAGTTGAGAAGAACTAGAAAATGGATTATTCCCAACTGTACCACAATAACCACCAGTTGAACTGTAAAGTTGAGGTGCTATACATCCATACCATGAAGTACTTGATGTTCCAGAATATACGACCCATGCGTAAACCCATTCTGATACTGCAGTTCCTGCTCGGTTTAAATCGGAAGTTTGAGTTCCACTTATAAAGTAATCATTAGAAAAATAAGAACCAGAATATCCCATATCTACACTTATTGCATTTAAATTACCAATTGAAGTACTATCAACTATAGAAGAAAATCCATTATCTGCATTTAATCCACCTGTTTGATTTCCTAGATCTATCACTGATGATTCTGCTATTACTGGTTGATTTGGTATAGATTTAGCAGTATATACAAATCCAAAATGTGAATTATAACCGCTTATATAAATTGCATTTATTGTATTTCCTAACGGCCCGGTTGTAGATATTTGAGTTAATGAATTTCCTTGATTATTAAAATTAGATAATGGTTCATTACCATTAAAATAAATTAAAAATATATTTTTTCCATTATCATATTGTGCGTAAGTCGGAGTTAAGTCAGGTCTCATTCCAGTATATGGATATTGTATTGAATTTCTGACAAACATATAAATTGTAATTGATGAATTTGCAGGTATTGAAACTGGTAAATTTATCCAAATATAGACACTTGATAAATTAGAATTATAACTTTCAATCCATGCGTAAAGTGGAGTATTACAATTAACATCTAGACAAAATTCTAAATTCAAAAGCTGACTTGAACTAGATAAAATAGATGATAAATTCAAATTTAATAATTGTTGAAATGGTGAAGGTGTTGGGCCACTCTGTGAATTTGTTATTGTAATTGTATAAAATGTTATTGGAGTTCCAATAAATTCAATTTCTTCACTTAACAAAGTTGGAGTTTGAGCAGTTAGTTGAATTTCGCTAGGAGAACTTGCAGTTATTTTTAAACAATTTTTAGGCATTAAATAAATTGAATTGTTTATTTGGACTGCAGAATTTCCAAGATTTTGTATTACTATTTCTCTCCAAGTTTGTAAATATGATGGATCTAAATAATCTTCTATTAATGTTTGTACATTTGAAGTTCCTGAAAATGTAAATTGTGTTCCAGCAATTTGATTTGGAGTTATAATTTTACTTGTTAGTTTAGGAATTAGTAGTTGTAATTGTTTACTAACTTTAGATAATTGTATCTGAAAATTTAGAATTGGAAATATTACAGACTTCAGTTGAATTATTGGTTTATTTGCCATACTTTGAAATGGCTGTTGATTTCCTTCACCGAATGTATAAGCCTGAGGTTGTGATAAATTATGAAGAACATTATAACCTTTAGCTTTTAACGCTGAAACATATAAATATTTGGCAATTATCTCATCTAGATTTTGAAAATTGCCATTTTGATAATATTGTAATAGCTTTGCTGAACCATATTGATTTATAAATAGTAAATTTTGCACAAAATTATTCCAGTCTTGTAACGTTAGAAATTCTAACGGTAACTTAAAACGTACTTTGTATGGTAAGCTCATATGAAAAAATTATTAGTTTGACAAAAATAAATGCACATAACTTATACATAATATTATGTATATAGCAAGTTGTAATTGTGTGAGGCAAGTTTGAAAGT